AATACAAAAATATACCAAAAAAAAAAAAAACATAAAAAAAAAACCCAAAAAAATTTAAAAAAAAAAAAAAGGAGCCAAAAAGGAGCAAAAATGAAAAAATCAAATGTTTGTGTGGTAGAAATTTTAAGACGAGAAGTGGTTTGTGGAAGCACCAACAAAAATGTAGTGATGGTGCGCTCCTTTTTTCGTTTCCAAATGTTTCCAAATGTTTCCAAAATGTTTCCAAAATGGAAACAAAAAAAGGAGCAAACGATAAAAATGAAGGAATGGATGAACAGTTAAAGCAATTAAGGTTACAAAAAGCGAAATTAGAGGTCCAAAAACTAGAAAAAGAGATTAGTGATATGGACAATAAAAAGCTCGAAAATAAGCTCACTCAAGAATTAGTTGAAACAATTGGAAAAATTGCTGGAAATAATAATTGTAATAATACAAATAATATATCCATAAATATGTATTTAAATCAGAACTGCAAAGATGCTATGAGTTTGACAGATTTTGTTGAAAATATTAAAATATCCCTGCAAGATCTGGATTATACAAAAGAAAATGGTTATGTAAAAGGAATAACCAATGTATTCTTGAATCAACTGAAAGATATGTCTCCCAATGAAAGACCTATTCATTGTAGTGATACTAAACGATTAAAATTTTATGTAAAAGATGAAAATCATTGGGTTGCTGATAGTAGTGATGCAAAAATAGAAAAGACTATTAAAAATATTCAAAGTGAACATGTAAAGAAATTAAGTGAATGGGAAAAATTACATCCTAATTTTCAAGAAGATCAAGATTTGCTTGAAGAATGGCAATCAACACTTGAAAATATTTCTGGAGGCACTAAAAAGGAACAAGTTAAAAATCAAAGTAAAATTAAGAAGGAAATTAGTAAATTAGTTGATATAACAAAGGAATTAAAAAATTAAAAATTAAATAGGTTGATCTATAATGTCTCTATCTAGATCCGGTTGTTCTGGTAGTGCTTTTTCTATAATTTCAAGTTGAATATCTTGTTGAGAACCCGTTGTGGGTTGTTCGGCCGGTTGTTGCATGGGTTGTTCGGCCGGTTGTTGCATGGGTTGTTTTTCAGGAATTTCTTTCTCTTCTTTTTTACCATCCTGTAAATCATCTGCTTTCTTTTCAAATTGTTCAATGCGACGTTGTTGTGTACCTAACAATTTACTTTTCACAATACCCTCATATATTTTTAATCCTTTTTGAAAGTCCTTTTCACAATTAATATATAAATCAATAATTATTTTTCTTGTTTTAGTTACCAATGCTTGCAAAGATTCATTATTTAATTTAGGATTTACTGTTAATACTTTTTCCTTTTTTTGCGGGTCAACCCAAAATGAAAAAATTTCTTTAATAATACTTAAAAGAGACTTTTCCCTTTCTTGTGATTTAGAAATCATGGCTTTTAGATGTTCTGCATATTCATTAAACAACTTGTCACTTGTATTACCTCTGTAAATCTTAGTCCATGGACTATCAGGATCCTTACATAGTTCTTGTTTATGAAATGCTTTCAAAGGGATTTGGGAGAATTTAGTAATAGAAGGTAATGGTACACCCTTATCATTTTTCAGAATTTCACCATTTTCTCCCTTTTTTGGAGGAATTGATTCTTCACCTGTAAATACTTTATAAAATAATTCTAAATCACTCTGATAATCGCTTTGAGCCTCATCTGTCATTCCATAATAAAGTCCATCATTAAAGTTATATTTATCAAAATAAAGTAATTCCAATTCACTAATACCTGGTTCGTCACTAAGATATTTATCCTTCTCAATACCTATAGGTATATCTACACCATCTATTTGAGATTTAACCTTTTTATTTATATTACAATTTTTCCCTTTAATACTAATACCATTTTCAGTATTTTGTACAGGTTTTAAAGTCTCAATTCTTGATGAACACAAATTTGTTGGTTTATATTTTACAGAAGATCTTAATTGTTCTGGTATTTTTGCTTTATCAAAAATAGAAACATCTTGTTCTTTACCAGTCAAGTCAGTGTAAATATATCTAGGATTAATTGTCATTGATATAGCAGCGAATAAATGAGCAATTTTTACATAAAATTTTGCAATACCTATACACATTCTTTTTTTTCGAATACTATTTGAAATATCTAATCTATCCATGTGCCCTTTTGCTAAATATAAAACTTTTTCCTTATCCATTTTATTTATTTCTAAACCATTCCGTGTTCTTTGGTCCAAATATTCTATATCTATATCATTTAAAAATTGTTTTATAACAGAACTAGTTAATATTACTAATTTATTACAATATTCAGACTTATGTAAATTCTGTAATTCATTAAAATCACTTTGTGTTATATATTTTGTAGCAATATAATCAATAACATTTTCCATTTTCATATTTTCAGTTTCTGGATCTTGACTATAATCATCATTTTCTTTTTTTCCATCATTTTTTGGTTTTGAATTTCCTGCACCCATTATATAAATTAAATATATATATTAAAATTGAATTAAATACTTTGGTTTTAAAATATATGTAAGATGTTAAACACTACAAATATAAAAAATGTTAAACATACTAAAAAGAAAAAAAATAAAAAAAAAATAGATAATTTATGGAATAAATTTGATGATGAAAAATTTAATGGTGCAAAAAAATTAGAAGTTCTGTATACTCAAAGCAATCTTCGTCAAAGAGATATTTGCGATTTATGTCATTCAACAGTTGCTTACTTGGAAAATAAATTATTAAGTTGTACAAATCCTAAATGTGGTACAATTTATAAGGATGTTTTGGACGAATCTGCTGAATGGAGATATTATGGAGCAGATGATTCAAATATGAATGATCCTACAAGATGTGGTATGCCTATAAATCCACTATTAAAAGAATCTTCTTATGGATGCAAAGTTGTATGTAATAGTAGATCTACATATGAAATGAGAAAAATAAGAAGGTATACTGAATGGCAATCAATGCCATATAAAGAAAAATCTCAATATGATGAGTTTGAAATTATAAAAATTATGTCTCATAATTCAGGAATTCCTAAAATTATTGTAGATGAGGCACTTCGACAACATAAAAAACTTTCTGAAATGAAAACATTTAGAGGATGTAATAGGGATGGTATTATTGCTGCATCAGTATATGTAGCAGGACGTATTCATAATTATCCTAGAACAGCAAAAGAAATAGCAACAATATTTCATTTGGATAATACAAGTGCTACAAAGGGTTGTAAAAATGCAATGTGCCTTCTTAACAAAAGTGAAAAAGATAATATTGGAAATGATAAAACACATTTTCATCAAACCAAACCAACTTCATTTATAGAAAGATATGCCAGTCGATTAAATTTTAATAAAGAATTAACTATGTTGTGTAAATTTGTCGCTAAAAAGATAGAAGAAATGTGCATTATTCCTGAAAATTCACCACCATCTGTAGCAGCAGGAATTGTATATTTTATAGCACAAAGTTGTAATTTAAATGTAAGTAAAAAAACAGTTCATAATTGTAGTGAAATTAGTGAAGTAACAATTAATAAATGTTATAAAAAATTAGAAAAATTTAAAAATGATCTGATCCCTGCATGTATTTTAAATAAATATAGTTAAATATGGGTATAAATAGTTTTACCAATATATGTTCCATTTTTGATTCTTATGTACATACAACCTTCAAATCTATACGCTTTTTCTAACCATATAGGTATAAATTTTTTTTCAATAATTTTGATAGATTTTCTATATTTTTTTATTTCTTTTCTAATAAAAATATAAAATTTATAATCTAACCCAAAAATATGGAAACAATCCCATGTACCATAATCTTTATTATCTGGAATATGTTTATTTAAAATATTATTTAATATGTATTTTGGTATACCGTGTATAGAAATATCGCGTTGTATATATTTCCTAAGATATTTTCCATCAGGACCGTCTTCCATATTTATAGTAATAAATATAATACTTAATATTATATTTATTATAAAATTTTTTATATACTAAATAAATTAATAAAATCACGGTTAGAATTCATCATCCATGGCAAAAGCATCTTCCTCTGTTTTGCTCCCTGAACTCAAACTGTAATCTCCTACGCGTTTTTCAAAGAAATTTGTTTTTCCTTGAAGTGAAATCATTTCCATGAAATCAAATGGATTTGAACTGTTATAGATCTTGGGATATCCCAATTGAACGATTAATCTATCCGCTACAAATTCAATATACTGAGACATTAATACTGAATTCATACCTATTAGTCTACAAGGTAATGCTTCACAAATAAATTCTTTTTCTATTTCAACAGCATTTTTAAATATTTCATATACTTTTGCTTTTTTTGGTTTATGGATAAGTTTGGAAAATAACAATATAGCAAAATCTGTATGCATACCTTCATCTCTGCTAATAAGTTCATTTGAAAATGTAAGTCCAGGCATAAGACCTCTTTTTTTTAACCAATAAATAGAACAAAAACTGCCACTGAAAAATATTCCCTCAACGCATGCAAAAGCGATTAATCTTATAGCAAAACTTGAACGATTATCATTGATCCACTTAATTGCCCAATTTGCTTTTTTTTTAATACATGGAAAATTATCAATAGCCTCAAATAATTTTGTTTTTTCTTTTTCATCCTTAACCAACGTATCAATAAGTAGAGAATAGGTTTCACTATGAATATTTTCCATCATAATTTGAAAACCATACGCTGCTCTTGCTTCTGCAAGTTGTACTTCATTCATAAATCTCTGACCTAAATTTTCAAGCACTATACCATCACTTGCTGCGAAAAATGCTAAAACATGTTTTATAAAATGCTTTTCGTCGTCTTTTAGTGTCTGCCAATGTTTGGCATCCTTAGAAAGATCGATTTCTTCCGTTCTCCAAAAACTATCTTCCATTTTTTTATACATTTTCCATATGGCTTGGTCTTTAATTGGAAACAATACAAACCTATTATCGTTTGGCGTGAGTAGGGGTTCTTTTTGTCGAGTAGACATCCTAAATATTATCTATATAGATTTAAATATTTTTGAATAATTATATAATATATATTATTTGTAATTAATATGAATCAATTTATTATGTTAATATCGTCATAAAATAATATGTAAGTATTATAAATGGACGTTTATGATAAAGATTTACTTTTAAAAAAAATTCAATGTCAAATAAAAAAAAACAAAAAAAATTTAATTAACGACTTTAGAGAATTAGAAGAATCTAAAACAAATAATGAATTTTTAAATGAAATATACGACGATTATAATAATTATAAGAATTATATTGTTGGTCTTAAAAAAGATCAAGAAATACAAATATTAAGTTTATTGCATTATTTAGAAAAAAGTATGTTAGAGGCTAATTTAACAGAAAGAATGGTATCAGAAGCAAAACATGAGGAAAAAATATTACTAGATAAATTATCTAAAATTAGAGGAGAACTAAAAAATATAACTGAAAAAGTGGAGAATGATGTAAAAAATGATAATTTAGTGCATAAAAATTAAATTGTCTTAATATATATTAATAATGTCGGAAACAAAATCATCATCGTTAATAGATCAGTTTAGTCAAGCAATACAATCAGTCAAAGACCGTATAACCGGATATAATAAACAGGTAAGTGAATATAAACAAGGTGTCAATCAAAACGCGGACAGATTAAAAGAATTAGTTGAGCGTTTAAAACAATGTTTAGAAGGTTTGAGAAGTTTGAAACAAAATCATGAAGGATTTGTAACCAAGTTACAATCTATCTATCAAAATATTGATACTGAAAAAACAAGGGCAATAGAAGACAATCAAAGTGATTCAGACCAGAAATGTAATCAAAAAATAGAGTCCATATATGGACAGTTTAAAGAGTTAGAAACAACATTAAGTGAAATGGATACTGATTTTTCAAATACGATTGGTGATCAACTAACGGCACTAGGAGGTGTTATAGATGAATTGTGTAAAGAAGGTGATGGTATTTCGAGTCAAATAACATCATCATCAAAAGCAGTAGGAGATGAAATAGATAGATTAGAAGGGAAGTTTTCTACTGGAGAAACTACTATACCTGAAACAACTCAAGACACAGGAGTTTTAAGAAGTTCCCAAACAGGACGTACTGTATACATTAATTCTGTTCCTTCTAATGAATGGAAAACAACTGGTGTCCCGCCAGATCAATATTATTATCGTGAAGATGGTCAACCTTTTAATGATGGTACAGGTATGGTAGACAGTTCTTATACACACCCTAAAGATTACCCAATGCAGGGGGGGTGGTTAAGTTCAAAAAAATTAAAAAGTTTATCAAAAACACAACCTATTAGGTCTTTAAGAAGAACTTCCAAAAAAAGACCGTTTTTTAAAAAAGGTCTCAAAAACAAAACAAAAAAAACAAAACAAACAAAAAAAACAAAAACAAAAAAAACAAAAAAAAAAAAAAAAACAAAAACAAAAAA